TTGACAGCTGGCGAATGGTCATTGTCGTTTCAGCAAAGATTAGCGTTAAATGGTGACACCTCACAACAGAATGCCGTTTACTTTGTGCGCCATAATCGAAAAATAGCTACCGGCATGCAATTACGACGCAATCATCAGGATGTTTACCAGATTGATGATGTGGCTTACGATGATGGTTTGCCACCAGATGGTTTTGACCTCATAACTTGTCATAAGGTGGTGATTGGGCGTGGCGAATGAGATTAAGCATACAGACTCATTTGAACATATTTTAGATACTATGGCGGAAGGCTTTGGACGTGAAGAGAAGCTTAAAGCTAATGCAGCTGGAGCAGATAAGTTCATTAAAATTATGAAGCCTAAAATTCCCGTGGGAAAACTACGCAAGGTACATGGCCATGCTGAGAAAGCACATCTACGTGATTCATTAATTGCTGTAGATCATCCTAATGGCTCGGTTAACGTTGGCTTTACAGCCAAAGGTGAAAAAGGGTACATTGCACGTTTTCGAAATGATGGCTGGGACGTCGTTGACCGTAATGGTTCCAAACACAGCCATGTTTCCGGGAAACACTTTTGGGAGACTACTCAGCGTGAAGCAAAAGGCCAAGTTGGCAAGGCAGTTGTTGAACAATTAAAGACTGCTATGGACAAGAAGGTGGGCAAGTGACGCCGGTAGCTTTTATTAAAGGCATAATTGTTGCAAATATTAATGAAATACCAGAACTAGCTGTGGAACATATCCATAGCTTTTTTATTCCAACTAACGATACTTCAACTGACGAGCCTATTGTAGTAATCAGTGGGTTACCTGAGCGTAGTCAAGATTATGGCAACGGGATTCCATTCCAATCGACGAAGCAAGCTCAGATACAGCTCTATTATCCTAAAGATTACTTGGGCGATATGGATGCCATCGAAGCCGGGTTAAAACAAGTGCTATTGACCAATGATATTCGTTGTTATAGCGATGCCGGCCAGACATTAACACCAGATTCAGAAAGTATCACGAACACTTTGAAATTTAATTATATAAAGGAGGCCATTTAAATGGCAACGTTAGGTTTAAATATGTTATACACCAGCATCAAGAATACTGATGGTTCAACAGTTATTGATGCGGATAAAGGATTATCAGCGACGGGTGTTTATCAAATTGATACTAGCAAGGCAAACGGTAACTTGGGTACTAAGACTGCTAACATTACCGGGCTATCTGGGACGGTATCTAAGATTACTGGCAACAATGAAGTTGTGGACGTTTCTAATCCACCTTCGGCACCGTCAGTGGCAATCGACGCAAATGAAATTAATTTCATCGTCAAGCAAAAACTATTAGGCCGGGTATCAGATGGTAAAGGTGGTTACATTGATTCTGACACACCCGTTGAAGCTGGCCTTATTATTGAGTCACGTTCACCAGTGACACGTACTGCTGTTTATTTCTGCTTTGGTCGTGGGATTTTTAACGAAGCTGGCCAGAACATTCAAACAAACACGGATACAGCTGAAACTCGTGACGATGATAATTTGACATTTACCGCCTTGAACTATGATAAATTCAGCGGCCAACCATACAAGGTATATGCTGAGTCAGATCCTAAATTTGATAAGCAAGCGATGTTTGACGCTGTATTCCCTGGACAAACGTTTTATAAAAACGCGAGTAACGGCACCAGTGGTCAATAAAGCTACAACTGACACAGGCTCACAGACTAGTAAAACTGATAGTGACTCATCTGCGCCAACCAGTAATAAATGATAATTATGGTCGCCTAAAATAAATCCACAATACCGCTAGGGGCGGCTTTTAAACATGCTGAGAAGCGCATTCTAAGCACGGGTTCACAATAAATGATAATAAACAATACACAAAGGGGCATATAAATAATGGCAAAATCAGTTAAATTTGATGGCAAGAAAATTGGGACGGGCACGCAGTATACGTTGATTGATAGTGGTCAAAATGTTGAAAAAATGGCCGAAGCATATAAGAAGTTCATCAAGACTACTGAAGAAACTGAGGACAGCATTACAGGTGTAGTCGAATTAACACCTAAGCTTGCAAAGGTTGTGGCTGAAACGACCTGTGATTTATTGGAACTAAATGCTTCGCAAAAGAAACGTGTCATGTCCATGGAATTTTCGGTTAGCGACGAATACGACTTCTTTAATGACTGTTTAAAACAATTCTTGGGAGTAGAATTACCATCTGTAGGCAACAGCAGCGATCAGGAAGAGGAAGAAGACCCAAAATTGCCAAAGCCAGAATGATTTGGCAACTTGATAATTTTATTCAGGATATTGATTACATCGCTAATCAATTGATTTCACAAGGCATATTGCCTAGTGACTTTTATCAAAGCTCATTTAGTGAAATGCAAACAGCATTGAATGCCAAGTCACGTAAAGACCGTGTTCAAGATCCGCTCGAATTAGCACGTCAAATCGGTGCGTTGTAAAGGAGGCAAAGTATGGCAACAGAGAAAATTCAAGGCTACGAATTCGCCATTAACATGGACGATGGTGGCATGACTCGCACGTTGCGAGAAATAAAGAATGAAGCAAAATTACTAAAATCTGGTATGCAAGCTAACTTTGCTGAAATCCGTTCGGGTGAAGGTATTATGGCGGCTTATGCGGGTAAAGTCAAAGATGCTGGCCGAGCTATTGAAGCACAACGATTAGTAATTGAGCGTCTCAAAAGCGAGCAAAACGGATTAGACCAAACCACTCAAAAAGGCCGAGAAGCTTATGTTAAATATGAAAATCAGATTAACACTGCCAAGCGCTCAATCGCCAGTTTAGAGGGGCAACAAGAACGAGCACAGAAGTCACTTGATCTGCAAAAAAGTGGTGTCTTACAATTAAAAGAGGCAACCGAAATATCAGCCAAAGTAACAGACTCATATGTAGCCAAACTAAAAGCCGAGGGCCACGAGTTTGAAGCCAACAAAGTTAAGGCTAGCGGGTTACATCAGTCTTATAATGAGCTTAACAAGCAACTAGAGGCTGAGCAAAGCAGACTGAATAAGATTGCGAGTGCTAGTGGTAACAGTTCTAAAGAGTTCAAAGAACAACAGATTAGGGTGAACGAATTAGGCACTAAAATTGCCCAAACTCGGGTTAAGATGAAAGAGCTTGATGAGCAATTAAGCAAAAAGCCACAGTCAGGATTAACGTCAGTCATTAGCCAGCTAAATAGAGTAAACGAGCACGCAGATAAGGCCAATCATTTATTTGGCAAAATTCTGGGTGCTCATTTAGTTGCCAATGGTATTACGAGCGCTTTTCAATCAATTACTTCACATATTCACGAAGCTATTAGCGCTGGTATGGAATATGAAAAAGAGCAGCAAAAGATGACGGCCACCTGGTTGACTTTAACTGGTACGGTTGGCAAATCTAACGCAATGGTTAAAACAATCAACGACTTGTCTGTTCAGACTGGTCAAGCTGTAGATGTTGTTAATGAACTAGAGCAAGGTTTTTATCACTTACATTCCAATAAAAAAGAATCAGATGAACTAACCAAATCCATGCTGAACATGTCTGACGCTGTTGGTTTAGATAGCCAACAAATTCAAGCAGTTACACAAGACATGGTTAACGGTCTGTCACGGGGAAAAGCCAATGCTGGTATGTTAAACCAAATTAGCCAGTATTTCCCGATGTTCCGTGAACAATTGGCCAAGTATGAATCTGGATTAAAAAAGACGGGTGATACGGCTGCTTCAACAGGTAAAGGTGCTGCTAAAGCCGTAAGTGCCTATAACAAAAAAATGACCTTGATGTTTGAAGGAATGCATTATGGAACAAATAATAGTTTATCTGACCTAGAAACATATCGTCAAAAAGGTATTGTCAGTGCCCAGCAATTTACAGTTTTTAGCAAGCAAATTGCAAGTGGGCACAAAGTGACTAATGCAGAAATTAAGCAAGCTATTAAGGTTAACTCGCAATATGCTGCTCAACAAGAGACAAACGCCCAAAAGACTCACAAAAGTAGTAAGGTAACAGTTGCTGATTTGAGTGAGATGGCTAAAGAAGGAAAAATATCTGCTAAAGATATTGAAAATACGTTTAATCAACTTGGATCCGGAAAATACGATAAAGCCGCCGACAACATGTTACATACGATGGTTGGTATGGAACGTACGATCAAAGCGCGTGTTCCAGCTTTAATCGGTGACATTGAAAAGCCAATTTTAACCGCTCAAAATCCAATCTATGGCGCAGTTTCAAAATGGGTATCTGACAAACGGACTGACAAGGAGTTTAATAAGGTAGGTGTAGCGGCAGAAAAAGGTATTAGTACGATTACTAAAGCCTTTGCTAAAGCTTTTGATGTCAAGTCGGCACCAAAAGCAATGAATGATGCAATGGATAACTTGGCCAAGGGTGTCACCAAAGCTTCTGACTCTATTGCCAAAAATGCTCCGGAAATTGTTAATTTCTTCAAAACTGTCAAAAACTTGGGTGGCCTGGGCTTTGAAACGTTAATTGAATCGCTTAAAATAACCAATGCACTTTTAAAGCCATTACTCAGTATGGTTGGCGGGCACACAGAAACCATTGCAAAATTTGGAGCAGCATGGTGGTTAACAAGTAAAGCTGTCAAAGAGACTAGTTCAGTTCTGTCAACTTTTAAAAAAATCAGTGATACTGTTAGCTGGGCTGAAAAAGTTCTAGGGATTAAACAAGAAACTAAAGCTTTAGAAGAACAAAACGCGGTTCTTAAAACTAATGCTGAACTAAGTACGGCCAGTGAAGAAAATATTGGAACTGGTTATCGGAGAGTTAAAGGTAAAAAGGCTGGGAATATAGGCGCTGATTTAAGCTCTATATCAGTTGAAGCGGAAAACACTGAAAAAATTGCTAAAAGCAGTAAATGGTCATTGCTAGGAGGAACAATTGGTACAAGGATTATCAATGGTGCTGGATTAGCCATGACTGCTTGGGACGCTGGTAGTAGCATTGCGAAAGCAGTTAGCTCCGGTAAGGCGTCTGATAAATATAAAGCAACTGGTAAAACAGCTGGAACACTTATTGGGGGCGGCATTGGTGCAGCCCTTGGAAGTGTTATCCCGGGAGCAGGAACAGCTGCGGGAGCAATGTTAGGAGCAAGCATTGGTGATGGTGTTGGTGGTACTAAAACTGCAAATACGATTGTTAAAAGAATTAGTGATGCGCTAAAAGGGAAGACCATTGAAGCTCCCAAGATTAAGACAGAGTCCACTAAGCACTCACTGAGTGATCTAGGTAAGGCGTATAGTTCCTATTATTCTAAAAAGCAGAAGCAAGATTTAAATGATGTGAACGTACTTCATAAAGCGGGTATGCTAACCGATGCGGAGTATAAAAAGCAATTAGCTTCAATTAAAAAGAATGATAGTGAGACAAATCGTTTTGAAAAAATGTCAGCTTCTGATCGCAATGCTATTGCGAAGTATTATGCGCAGCAAAAAGCAAGTATCATTAGTAAATGGAATGCTAGCGAGAGAAAAACTAGTTCTAGCTGGGATGCTAAAATAGCATCTGACGAACGACGGTTTGGTGCCAACTCGATTATTGTTCAGAAAGACATGTCTAAAAAGAAAGCAGCTATTAAGGCTGAAGAAAACAAAAAGTCAGCCGCTCTTGATAAACTACGGATTAAAAGTGCAACGGAAACTACTGCACAAGAAGCCCGTTTACACACAACTTTAACGGGAAAGATAAAGTCAGCTGCTAATAAGCAGAATGATATTTTGAGAAATCTTGCCAAGAGCAAGGGAAAAATCACTCGTGAACAAGCAAATGATGCTATTTCACAGTCGAATAAAGAGTACAAAAAGACAGTCTCACTGGCAGACCAAGAATACAAAGATCGTGTTTCTGCGGCTGAAAAGCAACACAATAAGGTTATAAAAGCAGCTGAAAGACAAGCTAGCGAGGCAATCGGCCAAGCAAAGAGCCAGTATAGTAAAACAGTTGATGCTGCTAAAAATCAATATTCTGGTAATTCTAAGTATGCCGAGAAGCAACGTGCAGCTATTATTAGTAAAGCTAAGGACCAAAAACAAAAGTCAATTGACAACGCTTTAGAGCAGGAAAACAAAACTGAACAACATGCGGATCGTCAGTACAAGCACACTACTGATGACGCAGATAAGCAAAGATCACAAGTTGTTAAACATGCTAAGGATCAAAACAGTTCGGTAGTTGATCAGGCCAATTCACAGTCAAAAGGTGTTTTGGGGCATGCTGTTAAGCAAGCCAACGGCTCCATGAAAGCTGCCGATAAGCAAGGCTCCGGTATTCATAGTATTTGGAAAAACATTACTAGTTTCTTTAGTAATCTAGTTAAAGGATTTGGTATTAAACCAATCAATGTTGGCGCTTATCAATCGGGATATAATCCAGTAAGCATAGAAGCCCATGCTTCCGGCGGTATTGTTGGCACTGCTAGAGCTTTAGTTGGTGAAGGCGGTGTCGAGGCTAAAATTGATAGAGACAATGGGAAAGTGTCATTTCTGGGTATGAATGGTGCTGAAGTGGTTAATGTTAAACCTGGTGATCAGATTCTTAATGCTGGTGATACTGCTAAGCTTTTTAACGGTGGCCTAGGACATACGCTTCCTGGCTATGCTAAAGGCACTATTGATATCGCGTCGTTTTTAAAGAAAATTAAGGGCGGTGCTACTTCTATCTTCGACAGCGTTAGTGATAAAGCAATGGATGCATTGTCTAAGATAACTCACCCATTGAAAACTTTAAAGTCAATGGCTTTAAAGACATTTGATCCAACCAAAACTCCAGGAGTCGGTTCAATCGGTCATGATTTAGGCAAAGGACTAGTTGACCGAGCTTTAAAGGGATTTGCGAAAGCTATTTCTGATTTAGCTGACAACTTCGGTGGAGGAGTTGGCAACATTAAGCTGTCCGGTAGTGTTGCTTCCCGTGCACGAGAATTGGCTAGAGCATTTAAACATGGCTATCCCGCTTCAAATAATGGTGGTATTGCCGGTGTTCTAGGAAATTGGGTTATCGAATCAAACTTGACCCCTACTGCCATTGATCCACTTGATCATGGTACTGGGTTGGGGCAATGGACGTTCACTCGTGAAACAGCATTAAGAAGCTGGCTTAGAAAACATGGATATGCATGGGACTCAGCTGCTGGCCAAATTAATTACGCTCTTAACGAGCCTGGTGAGAGTAGTTTGTTAAAATCTGTTCTACGTATGACCAATCCAACAGAAGCCGCATATAAATTCTTTGCAACGTGGGAATCAGGCGGTGCTATGAACGGCACCGGTGGGCTTCGTGAAAGTCAGGCGTCGGCTGTTTATCGCTATATTAAAGGATTTGAGAATGGTGGTTTCGGAAACAAAGCGGGCGTTTACAAATTGTTTGAAGGCAACTTGCCAGAAGCCATAGTTCCGATGGACTTATCTAAGCGTTCAAGGGCTTACCAAATTATGCAACAGATAATGGCTAAGTTCGGAGCTCAAGATGGCGCTAATGTGATAAATACCGGTAACGACCAGATTGATTCCGACGAAGCATTCAAACAGCGGGTTATAGCTTCACTAGATGCTTTGGTCACTGGCCAAGGAGATGTTAAAGCAGTTGTTGCCAACTCTGACGTGGTTAATGCGGTCAAGTCAAACACCAAGAAGACGTCACAATATAGTCAAATGATGGGGTATTAGTATTAATATATTGAAGAGCCTTAGAAGGCTCTTTTTTACATAGTTAAGATTAAACAAGGATGGCGATGTAATTGTCTGTTTTGAATAAAAATGATTTTGAATATGCTGGCTTAAATAGCCGCGATGATTTGCAAGCCGTTATGGGAGCAGTAACACTGCCAAGTGCACCAGCCATGGCCGAGCAAGCAACCGATATCCCCGCCATGTATGGTAATCAATTTAATGGTATGGACTATACTAGTCGGACAATCAGTATTCCAATAACTATTATCGCTCGTGGCAGTCAGGACAAATACAATCAGATTATGCATAATTTGAGCGGCTTATTGCTAAGTGATGATCCAAGTGATAATGGTAAAGAGTACCCACTAGTCTTTGGCTTTGAACCCAAAGTGACTTACTGGGGGCATATTACTGCGATTAGCGATCCACAGTTCATTAACCAGGGGGCGTGGGACGCTACACTAACGATTACCTTTGTGCAGTCGGACCCACGGGCAACCCTGCCACAGGTTGAAACACCCTTAAAGAACGGTTTAAATACAATCACTGTTGATGGTACCGCTAGAACAGAACCAGTTATTCAAGTCGTACCTAAGCGAGATTTAAAGCAAATTGGTTTTACCCTAAATGGTGGTGAATATGGGCTAGGGCCGGATAGTGATGAAGACCAAGCAGTAGCGGTACAGCCTTATACGCAGGTTGTGAACAGTGACGTATTAAATACGATGGCTGAATGGACTAATGATGCTAATGCCATTACTCAAATGAAGACCGCTGGCAAGTACATTTATCAAGGTGAAGCTGATAGTAACCGAGATACCCAAGTGTTAATGGTTAAGCTTTCAAACGGCGTTAAACAGTATGGTACCCATCAATCCGATTGGTACGGGCCCGGTGTTCGCTTTACCGGTATGACTAACAGCCTAACTAACTATCGAGTTACCACTAGAATCCACCATATTAAGCACTCAGGTACCCATAATGGGCGAGCGATGGGGCGTGTAGAAGTCCTGTTATTAGACCCGAATGGGGCAACGATTGGTCGCTTTGGTCTAGCTGATTCTAGTTCAGGTGGTACCCCAACTTGCTATCTACAAATTACCAAGCCGGGTGGCACTTTTGCCGGGGGTGACGGTAAACATGAGACTTTCTACAATGGTAAAGGCCCCTCAGGTAGTTCTAGCAATGGTAAGGACGTTAAAGTTCAGCTTAAAACAGGCACCACAACTAAGACGGTCACTAAGAAGTCGAAGAATACTAAGACTGGCAAGGTTACTACTAAGTCGGTTAAAGAGACGGTCACTAATTATATGACAGTGGTTAACAAAGAAGAAAAGTCAGCACTAAGCACTAGTTGGCTTCAATTAGACCTAATCAAAAATGGTAAGGTATTTAGCTGGTCAATCACGCAATACTACACGAGTGGTAGCCATTCCGGCCAGCCTTGTACCGACCCTAAACGGTTCCTAATCGTGCACGGGACGTTCGTTGACACTAATTCAAATTATCAATCGGCTTTAGGTGGCATTGGTGGGGTGTTCTTTAAGCACTCAATTGCTGAAGATGACGAAAATGTGGGTTATGAGAACCCTTATCTATCAATCACTCACCTAGACATTTACCAAGTTAATGATGTGGCTCAGGACGCACCTAAGTACATTGCTAATGCTGGTCAAGAGATCGTGCTAAATTGTGAGACTGATAGCACCACGGTTGGCGGTAAGCTAGCTAGCCCCATTTGGTCAACTGATTATCCCAAGCTTAGTCCGGGGGTTAACAGCCTAACGATGATTGGTGACCTAGATGACGCCCAAATTACACTTAAATATCTACCCAGATTACTCTAGCAACACTTAAAGGCTTCCCATTAAGGGTGGCCTTTTTACATAACTAAAATAAGGAGGTTAACAGATGGCTTTAAATAATCAGTATTTAATCCTAGACCCTAACTTAAAGCGGATTGGCACTTTGACCGTTGATGGGGCCACTAAGTTTTCTAATGACAGTGTGAAGATGCAATTGGCCGACTCAGACACAACTAGCACTAGCTATGATGATGACGTTAATGTGGGTACTAATGACACGTTTGATGGCACGGTTAACCTAAATGCCCAATCTAAAAAGTTCGACCATCAAGGACAATTAGACGTGCTTCAAGGTCAACCTGATTCAGACAAGGTGGTGGCTGGTAACAACTTAGCCTATTATGACGAGCTATCAGGTCACTGGTACGTTATGCGCATATACAGTGTGGAAGAGAACAATACCGCTGCTGTTAAACACGTCACAACGGCTAACTTTACTAATTTATGCTTATACAGTTTAGCTCATCATTACCCGGTAGCCACTACCGCTAGTGCAAGCACGATTCAAACAGCCTTTAATCAGTGTTTTAACGCGACTGGTTGGACGCTAGACTATCAGACCACTAACACGACCATTCCATCAATCACCATTGACGGCAAGACGAAAGCTAGCACGTTAGTACAGACACTTATTCAAACCTATGATTGTGAGATTGACCCATATGTTGAGATTGACTCACAAGGGAATATCACGAAAAAGGTGTGTGTTGTTACTGACCAGCTAAACAATGATGTGGTTTATAACGAAGCAGTATTTGGTAAAAACATGACTAGTATTAAACGGACAACGGTATCAACACCTGTCACTAAGTTGATTCCCTATGGGGCCAACGGTAGCACAATCGCCTCGGTTAATGATGGCAAGCCTTATATCGTTGATGATGCCGCTAATCAGCAGTATAACCCCGATTGGCAAGCTGGCCTTTACTATGAAGCTGTGGTAACCGCTAATCAGATTAGTAACTCAGCCGGGTTAAAAGCCTGGGCTCAGGATATGCTCAAACTGTATAACCACCCTAGAACGTATTATGAGGTTGCTGTAACACCCAACTTTAATCCACCTTTAGGTGCCACGATTAGGTTTAAAGATGAGTCGATGGAGCCCGTATTAGACGCTAGTGGCCGTGTTATTCAACGGACAATCAGCTTTGCTAACCCGTATGGCAACACAGTCGGCTTTGGCGAGTATACAACGGTTCAAGTAGCCACCCCTGCATGGATGGAACAATATCAAAACGCTCTCAGTAAGGCGGTTGAAGAAGCTAAGGCCGATGCTAGTTCGATTAAACCGGTCGCTTTAACGCCTGACGGTAACAACTTTACCGATACCACCCAAACTAAACGGTTAATTTTACAAGCTTGGGAAGGTAGCACTAATATTTCATCCTACATTGATAGCAAGGGCTTCATTTGGCGCCGTTACAATACCGATGGCACGGTTGACACCAGCTACCAACAAACGGGCTACCTAATTAATGCGGCTAGTAACGCTGTGGGTACCTTACATGGCACGATTGAAGCTGACTATATCCAAGATGACCCTGAAATTAAGTTAGACACCACTAATATCAGCTATTTAGGGGTCTATGGCCCTGACGATAATGGGGCGCATTCAGCGACTCAATACATGACCCGGTTAAGCAATGGTCAATACCTAACTAGTCGGGCTCGTGATGACAGCGGCTCTAGTGATACCATGTTTGCTTTACAGGATAGCAAGTTTGCCGTGCAGTCAGTGATGTTACAAATCCATGGTCAACATGGTGGGACATTCGGCGTGCAGGAGGTTAATGACACGGTCTATATTTGGTCAATTGTCAGCTTAAAGAACGATGGTAATTACATGCTCGTGCGGTTCCCATATGTAGCTGGGCTAACGTTACAGCCTACCGATAGTCGTGTTCAACAGATTATGACACTCAAAGGTTACGGCCGGGTTAACTATGATCGTCAACATGACCTAGTCTCAATTGGCTATTCCGATGGCTCAACTGACATTATTAAAGCTAGTGACCTGTTAGCTGGTAATTACAACGTGCTATACAACTTTAATATCACTGATTATGGGATTGATTTTAACCAGAACACTTACCAATCTGAATGTTTGGACTTCCCTTACTTCTACTTTGCAGCCGGTGGTGGTGAAGCTGAAACAACTGACGATCCCCATAAAGTGTGGGCGTTAAATGTTGTGCATAAAGGAGCCGAGTTTGAAGCTTACTTTGACAATGATATGGTCTTACCCAACCTAACCGATGAAAGCCGTGAAGTTGAAACTTGTAACGTCTTTTACCAGGGCACACAGGCCTACTTGTTAGTGACCTTCAACACCCGGGTACTAGAAATTGACCCCTATTCAGCTGAAAAGGAAAAGGTATACACAATACCCATTACGAAACGATCGGCAGCTAGTGTGATTGATAAAGGGACAATCAATGAAAATGATAGCACGGCCGATTAGAAGGGAGGTGAATTAGATGGCTGAATCTAATGCAACTCAGGTCATTCTAACCGATGATGGCATTAAGATTATCAAGGCTCAAAATACGGCTGATAATGCGGCTAGTCAGGCAGAAAATGCTGATAGTACCGCTTTAATCGCACAGTCTACAGCGAATGCCGCTAAATCAGCCGCAGATAGTAATTACGATTACGCCAATTCAGAAATGGCCGTACAGTCTACAGCTACTGCTAAAGCTCAAAGTACAGCTGATAATGCGTTTAGCCAAGCTCAAGCGGTTGGTAGTCAAGCTAGTGCTGAAATAAGCAGCAACTCTACAGCTACTACTAAAGCTCAAAGTACGGCTGACAATGCCTTTGGCCAAGCAACTACAGCAATAGATAATGGCAAAGTAACTAGTCAAGCGGTGACAGACCTTAAAGATGGCTCCAAGTTAACGATTGCTGACCTAGAAAATGGACTAGCTACCAAGGTTGCTAACTCAGACTATGCTAGTTACAAGGTTCAAACAGCTAGCCAGATAGCACAGAAAGTTGACAATGGTACTTTCTCAGCCTATCAAACAACTACTGCTGACTTGATAGCCCAAAAGGTAGCTACTAAGGACTTCTCAGCCTATCAAGCTACAACCGCTAAGTCGATTGATAGTAAGGTGTCGTCTAACGACTTTAATACGTACAAGACACAGATTGCTGACTTGATTGATGACAAGGTTTCTAGTTCAGAGTATGCGTCTGACAAGACACAGACGGCTAGTGAGATAGCGGATAGAGTAAGTAATAGCGCTTTTTCAACTTATAAAACACAAACTGCTAGTCAGATAGCGCAGAAAGTTGACAATGGTACTTTCTCAGCATACCAAACAACTACTGCTGACTTGATAGCCCAAAAGGTAGCTACTAAGGACTTCTCAGCCTACCAAGCTACAACAGCTAAAGAGATATCTAGCAAAGTTGAATCTAGTGACTTTCAAACTTATCAAACACAGACTGCTAACATGATTGCTAGCAAGGTTTCAACCGTTAATTTTAACAACCTAACGATAAGTAATCGTAACCTAGCACTCGGAACAGCTACAGCGTTCACAATGACTGGTAGTGGGTCTACCAATAATGCGAAGCACATGTATTCAACATCGAGCACAATAGCAAAGGGAACTACCATTACTGTAACCTTTGATATTGCGTCAACAAATTCAACAGGTACCTACGTTATTCAATTTTCAAACGGAACATGGCAGAGTGCCATTGGTGCTAACAACTTACCACTGGTATCTGGAACACAGCATCACTCATATACTTTTACAACAACCGATGACTTTTCAACTGGTCTTCAATTACGATTAGATAATGCAACTGGAACAGTGACTGTTTCCAACTTTATTATTTCTGAGTCTTCAAAAGAGGTAAATTGGACGCCAGCGCCGGAAGACCAAGCTACGCAGTCTCAATTCACACAGCTAAGCGGTGATATGAACTTCAGAGTTACTAAAGGTGATTTAATTGATGAGATTAATATCCAAGCTGGTAACACCCTAATTTCATCTAGCGGTCAACTGACACTAACTGCTGACACTGTTTTTTTTGATACTAAGAAGCCAGTTATAATTCCTAACGCGAATATTGCTGATACATTAAACGGTAAAACGTTCCATGGTGGTGATATTATTAGCAATGCCAATAACACCGCTAAATATTATCCAATGACTATTACGCCAGACGGGGCGTATAAGTCAACGTACTTTGACAGTGCGGTTGGACTGCAATCAAGCGTTGAATCTGGGGCGATTAGCTATAAATATCGCTCAATGATCGGCAGTGGGCAGTACTTAGCTTATGATTCAGTAATTAACGGTCAAGGTTTTGAGTCACAATCAGGTTATACGTCAGCCAAAGATACAACTTTTTCCAATCCGGAGACAATCACAGGCTATGTTAACGTAACACCAGCCTCAGGAATCTATCTATACGGGCCAACACAAAAAATAAACTTTGCTGGTAATGCCGATAATATTGGCAGTAACGGGATTACTATGGATGCTTACGGCAATATATATGCACAAGCGAATTCTTCTTATTGGCGAATTAGAGATATTAATAGCAATGATATTGTTGATTTCGGTATTGACACTGCCGGTGCTAACAATATTTTCTTGCATCGCGAACTGGATATTGGTAACTTTCACATTAATACCGGTCATACGTTTACCAGTGCTGATAATCAAGCTATTCACTTTGCAATGGGAAAAGGTGGTGCCGCTGACATCTATGCTGGTGCCGTTCACTATACTAGCTTAGTTAAATCGTCCCTATTAAGCGTTAAGAAGGACGTTCAAAAGGCTGATACGTCCTATTGGGCGCAACTAGTTAACTCAATTGACCTAGCAACTTATCAGTATAAATCTGACGATAATACTAGCCAACTTAGGCTATCTAGCATTGTTGATGATGTGAATGACACTAAGCAGTGGCAATTGCCAGACGTATTTATCAGCCGTGATGAAAACGGCAAACTAAGTGGGGTGGATGACAGTGTGCTATTAAATGCCACCCTAGCCACGGTACAAGAACAACAAAAGCAAATTGACCAACTAAATGGTCACAACATGGAACTAGAAGCTAGATTAAACAAATTGGAGGCTAAATTAAATGGATAGCATTTTAATCACTAATTATAAACCAGATTACACGAACAACATTATGACTATTAGCATTCAGATTAACACGCTGGGTATCAGTTCACAGGTAAGTATCACTATGGACGACTTTAACACTGCCATTGCTGGAGGTGCTGGGGGAGCAGATAACGTTAAATTGAAAGTGTTGAACACACTGATTGATAGTCTGACTGCTTTAAAGCCAGTTACCGCGACTACGACAACCACCACACAGGAGGATTAAATTATGAATATCGATGCACAAGCTTTAATTAACAAGATGACGAGCAACTATGCCCAAACGATTGCCGTTAAAGATCAGCAATTAGCGATGGCACAAGTTCAAATTGACCAGCTCAATGCCAAGTTGGCTGAGAAGGAGGCACCTAAAGATGGCGAAAACGCTTAGTTTTACCGATACTTCACCACAAACGGTTAAAATTGGCGATACCACCACTAGCTTTACGTTAATTTGTGGCAATGATAATATGGCTACTGATTTAACTAATGCCACTTCAATTACTGTTAAACTTGGCAATACTAGTGGCTATCTTAAATCGGCCACAGTTGATCCAGCTAGTTTAACGGACCCAACAACTGGTCAAGTTACCGTTACCTTTAATGCTGACTTGATGACTAGTTTAACCGCTGGTAGCTATGCCATTGAAGTATGGGTGGTTGATAGTACCGGGACGTCAATCTACCCTAGTGATGGGTCAACCGGTTTTACAATTACCAATAACATTCAAAGCGCCAACGGTAGCACGATTACCACCATTACTTTTGATGACTTTGTGCAAGCAATGAAGGAAGCTGCAAGCACAATCAAGGGTGAAAAGGGTGACACAGGTACTGTTGATAATGCTGGTTTGACCACAGCACCAGCTTTTGTTGCGCTCCAAACGCAAGTTGATAACAGCGCTGTTGGGACTAATTTGTATACCGATACCAAGAATTTTGACAACCTAGCGTCATGGTACGCAGGCAGTTTGTGGACAAAAACTACAGATACCTATAAAGGATTAGCTGTAATACAGGTAACAAAAGATTGGAATGGACTAAGCCAATATATCCAAGTTAAAAAAGGTGATGTTTTAACTTATAGTGTATATGCAAAAAATATAAGTGGTACTGGAAACAGTACGATCTACTGGATACTCAACACTTCACCTGAAGGTAGTTATAGCACCGCTACAACAAACCCAGTCAATAGCGCAGTAACTATAACAGATTCATGGCAGCGAGTGTCAGGAACAACAGTTGTCACTAGTGATGGTTATTTACGTCCTCGGATTGAACGAACTAATAGAAATACCAACACTCTGCAGATTGCCGGAATCAAGGTAGAAAAAGGTAGCGTCGCTACTGATTGGTGCCCCAATCCAACAGAAATTTTGACACAATCAGATTATGCAAAAATAAAAGCAGCTATTGTAGCACTAGGGGGGACTTTATCATGAGTTTTGATTTAAGCGAATTTTTAACAGAAGGATTAATTAGCAGTGTTAACAACGGGTTGATTCCATCGGACTTAGCAACTGTATACGCTGGCAATTATCTAGTAAAATCATTGATTACCCAAGCTCAGGTTACTCAGGTATCAGATGCAATTACAGCCTACAAGGCCGCACAAGTATCATCTACCGTAGATAATAACAGCGTACAATAGGGGGTAAACAATTGAATAAGCGCAAATTAAAGGCACTCATCTTAACGGTGGGCGCCATTTTTATGGCCTTTTTAATGGTCAATTTAAACAGTCAGGCTTCAACTAGTCGTGATCAAGGGGTCGACTGGTCTAAGTATAACGGTAATAGTGGGACATTCGGCTATAGTACCGATAAATTCGTACTATCACAGGCGGGTGGCTTTTATGGTGGGACTAATATTCCTCAGACCACGTATAACAGCCAAGTTAAATCAGCTCAACAGGCTGGTAAACGAGTGCACACCTATTTATGGGACGGTGTTGGTGGCAACATGGCCAATGCCAAGGCGATGATGGCCTATTACTTGCCACGCGTTAAGACACCCAAGGGTAGCATCGTAGCGCTAGACTATGAGGACGGTGCTTCTAATAGTGTGACAGATAACACTAACGCCATTCTAGCTCAAATGGCCCTCATTAAAGCGGCTGGCTTTACCCCTATGCTGTATTCAGGCAAGGCCTATTTAAACGCCCATGTTAATGTCAGCGCCATTGTTAAAGCCTATGGTAATTGCCTGTGGCTAGCTGAATATCCGGACTATCTGGTTAGAACCAGTCCTGATTACACTTACTTCCCATCAATGGACGGTGTAGCTATCTTCCAATTCACTAGCATGTATAAAGCAGGCGGGTTAGACGGCAATGTCGATTTAACAGGCATTACTAAATCGGGCTATACGACTGCTAGCAAGGCTAAAGCACAGGCCAATGTTAAACAGGCAGCTAAGAAGGCCACCTTTAAGGTCGTTAAATATGACCAACGAGGGGTGTTTTACCCTAGCCGTACTCTGGCAGTACGTTACACGGATTCAGATAAGGTAAGCCAAGTGGCTACCTACTACAAGGGTGAAAGTGTGACTTACAATGCGGTTATCATTGAACACAACTATGTATGGGCCCGTTATACCCGCTCAAATGGCCTGTATGGCTTTATCAAGCTAGGTGTCACTAATGGGCATGACTACGGGAAGCGGGTGGTCTACTGATGGCACAATACGACGATACAACTAAGTTATTAATGGATATTCAAAAGGATGTGGCTGCCACCAAAACGAAAGTTGAGAACATCGAAGAAAAGCTGAATCAAGTTGATGATATTGGCGACAAAGCGGACAAAGCACTGGCCAAGTCCATTGAAGCTAGTCATCAAATCGACCGCGTTACAACTATTCAAAATTGGTTGATCGGGGTCTTGGTTAGTGGCGTGCTTGTCACGTTAGTTATTTATATCGCAGAAAAGTTCCTTTAGGAGGGAAAATAATGACAAAATTTTTAAATGTAATTCAGGCAACACTCAAAGCTAACTACAAAAAGCCTGCTTATTGGGCCCAGATTATCGGGTCCGTGTTGATTATTGGCTTAGCTGTCGCAACGGTCTTCTTTGGTGTTAAGATTGACGCTAATGCAGTTGTGCTAGTGATTACCGCCGTGGGGGCAATCCTAGCTTTTGTTGGGGCAATTACGGATAATTCTATTTTGGAAGATACCGGCAATACGATCAAGACCAAGTCGAACGCGTTAGCTTCTACGGAGCAAACGGTCGTGGAAGCCTTGGCAGAAGCTCAAGCTAAGATTGAAGCAGCTAACTCAGCAGCGGCTAGTCAAGCTGAAGCCCAAGCATCACAGGCAGTAGTGGCGGCTTACAGTCAAGCAGCTAGTGCGGCGGCAGTTGGTGACACGGTCACGGCTAGTTCAGCAGCCACTTTAGCGTCATCGTTAGCGGCTAATTTAGATAGTAATGCGCAATCAGTTAACGAAATGACGTCAGAATCCGCCTCACAAGCAAGCTAA